CTGGAGCCGCTGGAGCCGCTGGATCGCTTCCCATTGCCGCATCACGAGCAGCATCAACGTCTGAAGGTGCCGTCGAGCGAGGCATCTTCCTACGAGCTTCTTCTGTTGTTGCTTTTGCTTTTTCTACTCTGGATTGTAGTCCCATTGCGTCTTTGATGGGATCGCTATCCAATTCCCAACGTCCTAAACGATGCAGGAAGTCAAACCAATGCGATCCAACTTTCTTGTTTCCGCACTTTTTGCTATCTGGCAATTTGCCTTCTTTTTGATCCGCCAATATTTGTCGGCGTGGATCACCAATTCTCATGATCCAAGGCATCTTAAAGATTCCGTGGTCATTCAAACAACCATCAACTTTGGTTCCAGAACCATGTGATGCACCGCCGCCATAGATGTCCCATTTGGACTTCTCATCAGGATTGAGTTCTTCCCATCGTTTGCCAGTAGAAGGCGGCGTAAACAAAGCTCCCTTGTCAGATTCAGGAGCATCTGAGGATGCAGTGGCATCCGGTGATGCAGATGTTCCAAGAGTCGATTTGTCTGATTCACCATTGAACTGATTGTTGTATTTTGTGAAATCGTCGGCGGCTTTTTGTCTGATTGAATCTCTTTTGCTGGTTAGTCTGTCGATCAAATCTTGAGCTTCTTTCATATCCATTTTTTTGGACTTTGCCCATTGTTCTACAACTTTGACTAAACTCAAAAATCCACCTGGGACTTTGGAATCTACTTCCCCATCTTCGGGATTGGCTGCTGAAGGCGATGTTGAAGGTGATGCGGCAGGCTCATCTGGTGTTAACACAGAGGCATTAGAAGAGTCTCCAGCATCGCCGACAATAGACATGAGTTTCTGCTTGAGTTCCATTGCCTTCGTATCAATCATACGAACCAAACGAAGGTTTTCAGCGCCCTCTGGTACATCTTCGTTGAGTTGTTCTTCAAGGGATTCGCAGATGTCTCGAAGAGATTTGTAATCGGACAAAGAAAGGTTATTGGGATTGAAAGATTCCTGGGTAGCTCCCAAGTCATCGCCAAGTTTATTTTTCCAGAAATACGGATTGGTTTGGTTGTAACGTCCGTGCCACACATTAGACATGGTATTCTTGAAACGGTCCCATAGACCCCGACGATCTGCAAGAGGCGTCATTGGGTTTATGAGAGTTCGTTTCAAGTCCGCAACCCAAGTGTCAACAATTTGATTGACTTGATTTTGGATGCTTGCTGCCTTTTCGTGTTTTAGCACGTCTTCAGGCTGCACCGCTCCCTCATCAGGTGTGGCTTCTGTAAACCTATTACGATATTCTTTGAATCCCAGCATGATTTCTCCTTGCCCTTATATATCTCTGCTGAGATTAGTTATGATCGCTAACGTATTCCCCAATCTTTTTCAGGGACATTAGGCAAGAATCGAATCGGTGATAATCGCTGGAGATGTAGTCCAGAGCAACTTCATCAAATTTGTCCGAAATCTCATCGTCTAATTCAAAGTAGATTGCTTTGCCCTTTTTACCTACAACCTTGTATTTGTGCATGAGAATATAAGCAGCAGCGCCCAAATCAGTAACGAAGCGATGATTCCTCGTTTCAAAGTTGTATTCGCCGATCTTTTTCAGCGACATGATGCAAGCATCAAATCGGTGAAATTCACTTGACAAATAATCAAGGGTTAACTGGTCAAACTTCTCAGACGTATGATCCTCTGTAAGCAAGAAGTAAATATCCTTGCCTCGACGACCAATGACCTTAATTTCGTGCATTAACAAATATGCTGCGGCCCCAAGGTCGCTAACACTCTTCTGGTTCTTTTTCATTTCTAGCCTTTCTTTTCTATAAATCCCGCACCCAAATCCCGCACCCAAATTGAGTGCGGGATGTGTTCTCTTATTCTTAGAATACTTTCTTCAACTGGCCTGCAACCAGCTTTCCTATGGTCCTTTCTGCAATTTTGACAGAAACTAGACCTTTCAATCCACTGTACGCAGCTTGAACTTCTTTGTATGCAATCTTTGTTTTCACACCGCTAACACAAAGAACATCGTTATCCCATTGTAAACATAGATGAGGAACATTTACAGCAATTGCTGTGATAATTCCATCTGGGTCTACAATCTTGTTGTATCCAAAAACCTTGTCAATTGCTGCCATACATTTTGTGGCATTGTTCATCAATTCGTTCCCGTCGTCTTTTACGACGCCTTCGTTGAAGGTGCTTTGCTTTACGGGTTTTTTATCTTTGCGGCAAGTCCATAAATTATTGTGACTAAATCCTGTGCTTCGAGCGCCGATGATTCCCGAAAGAGTCATATTTTCGGTGATGCTGTCCTTCAGTCCGTCGATGTCTAAGTTGATCTTAACATCAATTGGCTCACCCTTGTAAACCAGTTCTATTTCTGGCTTTTCAGGCATAGCAATTATTTCTGGTACATAAAAGCGATTCATATTTTCGGCGATCTACTTCAGTCCGTCGTTGCCTACTTCGAGTGGTTTGACGTTCTTTTCAGAAGCCATTTTCCGAATATCACACAGATTAACAATTCCATCTTCAGCGACAGCATCCCAAACCAGATTGTCTCCCTTTGGTGTAAATCCGCCGACTTCTTCTTCATACCTTAGAGAATTTGCTAAAATGAAATATTTTTCATCAACCCAAACATTCTCTTCTTTGTCGTTCAAAGTCTTGAATCCATAATTCGCTTTACAACCAGTATATTCATGTCTCTTTTCAATGACTGGATACTTTTTCCCAACGGTGAATCTCAAGTGTTTTGTTTTAGATTCAATCATGTGTTGAGGTTCTGGAGCATATTCCAACATAGGATAGTATTTTTTTTCATCGAGATTGGCATTTGTCACGATGGTTGCTTTTTCTTTGTACTCATCAGCAATTGATTCTGGCACATAAAAGCGATCTGTATTTTCTGTTGTTACTTCATTCATTTGGTTCTCATCCTTTTTCTAATTTACTTTGCTGCTTCCGCTGCCAGCAGACAGCCACGAGCAACACTGTATAACGGATCATTAGGTTTAATGATCTCTCCGATCTTGATTGGCAAGTCGGCCTGCTGAATCGTTTCCTTGAAGATAGTAGCAAAACCATAAGGAGAAGATGTTCCACCAGCAATTACCACGTCAACCGGAGCGTCGGCACGAACCGATTTGGTAATGTCTGCAAAACCTTTCTTGATTCCCTGTACGGTATGTTCTATCATCAGCCTGTATTGAGTATGAATAGCCCGTTCCACCAACGAGGCGGGAGCTTTAGTCAAATCAATTTTCGTTTTTTCTTTATTGATGAAAGAGATTGACTCGCCCGTTGCTTTAGCAGCTTGACGGTCGATCCAATCGCCTGAGTTGACAATCGAAAAAGCGAAAACAGGATTTCCATACATCGCATAACATAGATTAACCATGCCAGCACCAAAACTCACACCAATGCCCGTAAACGCCTTCTTTCCAAGTTCTGCATAGACCAGGGCTAGGGCTTCGTTGATTGGGTGTGCATCTACTTTGCGACCCGTTTCATCCTTGTATGCCTTGAAGATTGCTTCAAGGATTCTTTGATGATAATCGGCGTCTGTATCTTCATTGATGGCATTGGCTGGTACGCAATAGTAAAGCGTCTCCCCATCTTTTGTAATTCCATCAATCAATGAGTGAATCATGATCGACATAATCTGGAATGCGTCTTTTTCTTTTGGATTGACACATCCGTGAATCATGGGACGTTTGAGTTCAAGCTGGCTCATTGTGTAAGTCATATTGCAAGCCGCCTCGCCCAAAGCATAAGCAACCTTGTCTCGTTCAATCAATGGCACGCCCGCTGTCTTCATCATGTTGAAGACGAAACGATTATCCAATGGGAGTTCCAAGAAAGCATTGACTTCTCTCTTGTATACGAAGTCCCCTTTATCGTCTCTGTGGCAGCAGACGAGATTGAATGTTCCGCAGTCAAATCCAATTGGCATAATTTACTCCCGTTTTCCGAAATCAAGTTTAGGAGAAGCTCCAAAATCAGGAATCATCCATTCATCCTTTTCTTGTTGAATTTCTTGTTGAATTTCTTCTTTTTTCTGTTCCACTGCTTGTGCATAAACCTTAACACCATCCGTGTTTAGATTTATGGTTAGCTCCAAGGCAATTGTCACTTGGACTTCCCCATCTTGGGTCGTGATTTTGACCGATCCTGGTTTAATTAGCTGTGGCACAAAAATATCTCCATCAACCATACAATAAAGTAGTTATTCACTTGAAGATTAAAAATGCCTACTAAAAAGACATTGATAGAACTACAAGAAGTCTTTGCAGAAAAGGTTGTTTTCTGCTCGCAGAGCATTACATCGGCGATCTGCATCCGATGACATATTTATGTCATCGTGGCACAGAATCTCTTATTAGTCGGAATAATTTCCGTGCGGGTACTAGATGTCAAAATTGCAATAAAGGCGTCTTTTGATTGAATGGACATCTTTCAAACATCTGTTTGATTCCGGTCTGCAATTCTTCTCGACTTAATTCAGTTAAACAGGGTTTTTGAGCCTTGTTGCACTTTGGACAGTCGCCAAATTTGAAACATGGTCCACAATCCCAATTGCCGTTGTCCCGATGTTTCTGAACCAACACGAAGTCGAAATACTTCCCATAAGCCTTTCCATCTGCAAATGTAAAAATGCCCACAAGCGGCTTTTTAAGCCCTCCAGCCATGTGAAAAGTTGCAGTATCAACAGATATGACATAATCTGCTACTGCAATGTATCCCATCCACTCTTTGAGAGTAGCACCATATACGCCGGGCAGTCCCAGGCGGGTAAGTTCGGCTATCTCTTTGTTATGTAGTCCAATTAAATTGCAATCTTTTGTGGCATCTACTACGGCTTGAATTTGAAATGGCAATAGTGTTTTGACTGTTATTTTTGATACTGGCGCAAACAATACTGTTGGCTTGCTTTCAGGAGCGATTGCTCTCAATCGCTTGCGGCAATGTTCTAGGAATGCTGGATTAAATCTGAATTGCATTTCGTGTTTAGTCAAAGTGACGCCGCAATATTTAGCCCATATATCGGCTCTGTGTTCTAAACAAAAAGGAGCATTTAGGTTTTCATACCTATCTGCAATAGAAACGCAAGTGTTGTAATGATTGGTATAGTCGTTGACGTTCACCGTCCTAGAATCAATTACTTCACTAATACAAGGGTGGTCTTTGGCAGCGTCCATGTATTCTGGCAAACAAGCAAAAATCAAATCGGCATCTGGACATATAGATTTGAAATCGGCGAACATCATTCGCTGCATCAACACATCGCCTAATCCGCCTTTGTCATGCCATACCAGGATGCGATTTCGTTTGTTGTAGAAGTCCCTAATGCTTAATGGCTTAGGTTTAGAAATGGCGGCTGGTTTGCGAAGTTGTCCCATGCTTTGATAGAGTGTGTCAATAAAAAAACCCCGGTAGGAAGGTTCCTACCGGGGCCTGAAATTCAAAGAATCCAATTAGCTATTGCAGACGCTCTTGACAGAGACAAGAACCTGAACTGTTGTGGTGGCTCCACCAGAAACAGTGTTTGCGAACTCCAACTTAGTGACCGAGAGGTCGCCGTGGTTGAAGACCTGGGTTTCGCCAGCACCAAGATCGAAGATTGCGTTTGCTGTGCCGTTCAGACGAACCTTGACAGCAGTGCCGCCCTGGTTGGCAATCTGTACGAACACTGCGAAACCGCCTGTGTCGCCAAGAATGTCTACGACGTTAGCCGTGTAGGTTGTACCATTGACTACAGACAGGTCGTAAACCTTCGGGAATACATTCTCGTCCGAAACGTCGCTGTATACAGAACCGTCATCGGTAACGACTTCAATGAAGGCGTCAGCCAATGCGACCTGTGGATAAGCAAAACGCTTCCAGTAGTTGCAGTCGGTGAACTGCTCGCCGTCCTTCAACTTACGATATGTGTGATTCGGTCCAGCAACGTAGATTGTACGCTGAATGGAAGGACTCATTCCTGCGCCCAATTGGCTGTGGTCCAATCCCGAAATTGATGTTGCTGTAGCAGGGTTCAGGTCCATATATCCCTGAGCAATGCTGTTCAAAGCTACCTTAAATACGCTCATGTGTTTTCTCCTAAGAGTGTAACAGAGTTGTGTGTGATTCCCCTAACTTCACATTAGCTATGCAGGTAGCTTGAGGATTTGTCCGCTAGGGAAGAGTTTCTTGAACATATTTTCACCAAATCCCGTTGGAATTAACGTAACGGCCCTGCCAATGGCGGCAGCGTTGTAGAATTGTTCGTTTTCTACACCGACCACCCATCCAGCATCTTCAGTCGTTCCATTGATTTCTGGTTGGTAGCCTTTGTTTTGAATGTGAGAAATTGCCAATTTGATTTGGTTTCCTGTAAGGGAACCAACAGGCGTCACGCCATTTGTTAAAAGAACACATTTTTTGTTTTTCAAAGGTTGTTCTACACGAATCGGTCCATATCTGATGTCAGATTCATTCATGAATTCCTCTACTGGATGTGACTGCATGTCACATAACAATTCACGAATGTATCCAAATAGATGTTTATTTTCCTTTAATTCCTCTCGTGTGATTATTCTCTCTTCACCTTTGAGTAAATAAGCTGAGTCTTCTCGACACGACAAGTAAACCTTGACGCCGAGAAAAGCGGCCTCCATATAAGGCCGGAGCAACTTTAACTGAACCAAGTGTTCTTTGTTATTGCCGAAGTAGGCTATACAATAGTTGTCTTTGACTTTGGCGTACTGAGGTAAAGGTAGTGGCATGAGTAAAAACCATAATGAAGCTATTGCTGGAGTGAATGCGTTTCAGGCTTTTGCAAAAGAGTTTGGCCCGGACGATGTTTACAATAAAATTATCTTGGAAATTCTATTGGAAGAACTTCTACGTCCATCATATTATACTGGTGAGGCAAAAACAAATGAAACACCAGCAA